AGGTGTGCTTTTACATTTTCTGGACCATCATAACCATACTCATGAATTGCTGCATAAGGTTCTGCTGTTCCAACTGAACCAATAATTGAAAGACCTCGATCCTCTACTTTACGATTGATACTTCTGCTGAGGTTACTTGTTCTGTGATGAAGCACTGGTCCCTGTAACTTCTGCTTAACAAGTATTTGAAGTTCAATTGTAATCTTATCAACCGCCTTTAATAGCTTGTCATGAATGTTGCTAGGCATGTTGTTAAGTTGTGCAATTACCGCTTCTGCACCAACAATCTTAGCAGTTATGAAGGTCATAAAGGAATAACCTCTTTGTACTTTTCCAAGATTGTTCTAACACTAGCTGGCATATCTTTCTGGCTAAACGTTATGACTTCACCAGCAATGCTCTTTGATACTTCACCTATCCTAGACTTTTCTTTCCAACGTAAACCAGCTAGTTCTAGGCAGGCTTGTTCAAGATCATTTGGGGTTGAAGTATAGCCAGCTATATACTGAATCATAACATTCTGGATGCCACGAACAAAATTGTAACCATATCTACTATAGCAGCCACCTATTAAACTTACACAGCCTGAGGTTGGATTTAGAAACCATCCCGCTATCGTTGGATCTGTAGTTTGAGGAACAATGTAATCGTAGATTTGTACAAGTGTTACGCTTTGTACAGGATAATGAGGTAATACGATCTTGCTGCCACCATTACCATCTCTGATCAAAGTGTAAGGTTGAGCGCTAATTGTTCTACCAATCCAATTCTGTATATACTCGCTAACACTGGTAATGAGGCGCTGCTGTTGACTAGCATCATTTTCATTGACGTTGGAACTACCTAGCCAATATTGGAAATTGGCTACAGTAGTTAGGTCAAGATCTGATGGAGAATAGGTCATATTATTTCCTCAAAGAGGGCCTAGGACCCAACTAAGAATCCTAGGCCCAATTCGAATTACTACTTAGCCATTGCCGATGTTGGTTAGGATGCCCATTGCAGCTGGAAGGTAAATAGCTGGGGCTTCTTCAACATAAACACCAACGTCACGGTGACGAGTAATTTCAGGCCAGAAGGTCTGGCGATACTCTTTGCGGACATGCATCTCAGCAACGTTCGGGCACTGATTGGACTGATACTGTGCAGGTAACTGCTCGCACCACATCATAATCGTACCAGCAGGAACGAATGGGTGAAGAACTATTGGAATTATTGTACCAATTCCGCTTGCGCTGAATGGGTTGTAGTAACTAGTAACCTGTCCACCAGCGGTGATTGCATAGGGGTCATGCTGATCGGTCAAAAGGATGCCCGAAGAGGTATTCATAACCTTGTTAGCAATGTTCTGAAGTTCCTGAGAGTTAACCAAGATGATCGTTGGGCTCAGGCGGTAATTGTCCCACATACTCTTGAGGGCAGCGTCAATTTCATTGACGTTTCTGCGTCCGCCGGAGGTCATTACAGTTCCGGTTCCGGCTGTGCCAGTTGCGAAACTATTGAAATAAGCTCCAGAACCACTGGTAACTGCGCTGTAGAACAAGCCATTGAAGGCCACGGTGTTGGTTGAGCAGTCAGCCGAGATTGTATTGGCAATCTGGTTGCCGGTGCTAAGAGGAGCGCTCAAGAGGCAGCTATCGATTAGGGTGATGGCCTGCAGGGTGCAGTTAGCAGCACCAGTGGTGGTACCAACGAACCAAGCATAAGCAACAGCACCAGGAATAGCAGGAACTGTCATTCCCAAGCCCTGACCAGCACTTGTGGTTGTAGAATAAACGCTGCTCAGGTTAGAAGAACCACCATTGAGGGTAAAGGTGCTACCATCGGCACTGGTGATTGTCTGAGACTGAGGAATAAGAGCACCAGAGCTATTACCCAACAGGCCAAAAACACCAGTATTGAGATAGCCTTCCATCGTTAATGCGCAGCAATACACATAATATGTAGTAGCTGGAAGGGTTGATCCAGAAACGGTGGGGGTAGTAAGAGTGATAGTACCAGGAGCAGGCACATCAAGGTTGTTATTACCAGCCAAGATAGCCTTCTCTTCTCTAACCATGGTGGTCTGAAGGAGACGCATTGTCATTGTAGACATTACATCTTCAAAGCCTTCAGCAGCATTGATTGCTTCTTCGGTAACGCTGTCTTCTGCAGACAGGGTAGTGTACTGAGCACTCTTATTTACTGCACTATAATTGATTTTCTGACCACGAACACCTTCTGGAGTCCAGCCCACGTTAATAGCAGCACTGGTGATTGGGTTCAAGCCATTGGCAGCAAAAATTGCTTTCCAATTTGTTGCAATACCACCGTTACCCTTGACGCGAGGAATTCTATTGCGAATAGGAGTAATAGTTGGATACAGGTTCTTTGCAGGAGCCTGTAGATCATAGTTGACCAAGTTGCTGGTTGTGGTCAAAGTCTTCTGCAAAGAAGCTTCGCCCATTGATTTACCAAGCTCGGCTTTGAACTGGCTTAGAGTTTCGTTGATGTTCATTTGTTCTCCTCCCCGTACGGGTGGCTAAAAGGGCGTTCTTACTTCTTAAAGCTGCCGCCCGTATACTTGAATTGATACTTGATAAGTGCTTGTGATTTAGCTGGTCCCTCTGGCATTGCTTCAATCTTGTTCAGCTCTTCCTCCTGCTGAGTTGAACCGGTGTTATTGAGAGCAGTTTCTTGGACCTTTTCTACTACGATTGTTTTGACACCTTTTACTGGAGCTGGCTCTGCTTCAAGCTCAGCAATTCTCTTTTCTAGTTTACTAATCTGCTCATCCTTCTCTAAAAGAGCTTTTTCTAAGTCGAGAGATTTTGACATTGTAGGCTGATCAGACTTCTCAGGCTGCATGTTGTCATCTGGCTTTTCACACTTTTCTGGTACGTCATCTCCTTGACCAGCTGGACCATTCTCGGGTCCATGTTCAGGAGCATCAGGATCTGGTTGCTCTTCTTCTCTAGCTTCCCAGGTATTCTTGAGGTCTGTGAGGGCCTTGCCAAGATCAGCATTGCATTTCACACACTCCTGATGTTTGGCATTAAGATCAGCCAACGTTTCATCGCTAAATTTCTTACCAGCCTTAGCCAGTGGTGTAGCCATCTTATTCTCCTGTGCCCTAAGAGCCATCTTAGCTAAGCCTTTAATCTGTTCAGCCATAGCAAAGGAATTATCTTTACTATTATCTTCTTCAATTTCACTTGCTATGAAAGCCTTGAGGCTTGCTACTGCTTGCTCAAGAGCAGGAACTTGATCGGCTGGTTCATTTGATCCAGGCTGATCTGCCTCCTGGCGCTCACCAATCATAAGATTGAAGACAACCTGAAGAGCCTGCATTGCTTGGAAGGCGTCCATGATCTCTTCGCCTTCATACTTCTTAAATTCCTTCTGCTCTGATGTTCCATCAGCCTTGCAGATTTCAAAGAACTTAGCAGCTCCTAAGCAAGGGCGATCAACAATTGAAAGCTCAGAGGGATCAGCAGTAAAACGAGTAAATTCAGGCTTTTCAGTATCTGCCCACTTTCTAATGTAATCACCACCGATTGAGAAACCAGTGTGAACACCTTCTAGGACTTTTTCCCACTCGTTATTATCTACAATCTTAGCAGCAACATCAATTGCTTTCTCATCGTCTTTGTAATCGATATTTACTAACTTACCAGCAGCAACCTTGGAATGCATGCTACGTACATTCCCCATTGACTTGCCATCTGAGTCTTTGAAAACACTTTCTGACCACTTCTTAAAATAGGGTACGCTTGATTCATAATCAAAGATCTCACCAACTTTGTCAGGGAGCTCTTGAGTAGCGCGGCCATAAACCATGCGCTTGGCTTCATCTACTTTACAAATGGGAATAAAAAGTTTCATCTTCATCTTAATTCCCCAGTACCTGACTAGCACTTACTATTGCACCGGTACCAGAAATTGCACTAACACTAAGGCGAACATACTTCCAAGGCACCCAAGGATTCTGTGTCTTCGCACCATCAGCATCAGCTACAACACCTGCTCCAGTTGCTGTACCACTTAGCGAAATAGTTGTACCTTCTTTGCAAGCTAAGGTGATTCCATCATTTGAAAATTGGAACATACAGGTTGCAGTAACTGTGCCACTGGTACCACTAATCTGAGCAAAAAAGCCATTAGGAATATGCTCAACTCTAAACCAGGAAGTAGTACCGATTGCTGTAAGACTACCCATAGCATTTACAGTCTTAGCATTGCCAGACTTAAATGCGGTCTCCATGTAGGCCATATCATCTCCTTTTCATATTATAAGTTAATTTTCTACTTCAAGTGGTAAGGCACAATAGTAACTTTATTCTTCTTCTGCTAATACAGGAATAACGTCACATTGGCAACGAGGGTGAGCAGGAGGAGCATCATCACCACTCGGATAATTAGCATCAAGAGCAATTGTTCCAGCTTGGCTATTAGTTGTGCAATCATCGCAGCAATTATCGTCATTAGTGCATACCCAGTAAGTTCCTGCTACCTTACCACTCTGCTTCCAACCTATCATGTTACCACGAACATCAGCTTCTGCTTTTTCAGTTACTGCAATTAGATCAGCTCTTGCTTCTGAGAAAGCATAATCTGCTTGTAGTACTTCGCTAATCTGAGCAGGGGACATTCCCTCTTCAATTGAATCAGCAATTGTGCCACGCAATGCTTCTCTAGTAGTATTAGTAAGACCCTTGACCAATGTGGCACAATGATCTCTTGCCCAATCAGCAGCAGCCTGATGTACTTGACTAGTTAGCATATCAGTTGTAGTAGCGCCAATCTGCTTTAATGCTTCCAAACCACCATCTTCACATAATTCAGCAATGATTGGTTGCAATTGATCACCAAGAGCCTGCCAATCAATGTTTGCTGCTTCCATCGCTGCTATTGCTTCTTCTGGTGTTACCTTGGTTAGCTGAGGATGAGCCATCTTCTCAGTAAAAGCTTTTAACTTCTCAGCTAGGATAGGAGTTTGCTCTTTGATAAAAGCCCAAGAGATATCTTTGATAGCTTGTTGCGCTTTTACCGCATTTAGTCTAGACCTATCAATTGGCTTTAGCTCCCTTTTACGAAAGGAGCTGCTTTCAGCCTTGGTAGATGCTTGGCTAGGATGTGCTTCTGTGCCAGGAACCTTAGGATCAGCACTTGGCTGACCACCTTCTACTGGAGGCACTGGTAAAGTTGGCTTTTCTTCTGGGCTTGTTGGTGTTGGCTGTGTAGGAGTTGGAGGAGTTGGAGGCTGAATTGGATTTCCAGCATCATCAATAGCTTCTACGCCAGTAATTAAACGATAGCTAATATCAAGACCAGGCAATGGTTCCAAGCCATCAGCAATACGAGCCTCATTTGGTGTTCTCGAGCCATTCTTGATCTGCATGTCAAAGATTTGAGATTGCTGTAGTGGCTGTAATGAGGTTTCCTCTAGAGGCACAATCTCAAGATCTTCAGCCTTGAATAGATCACGACAAATCATCCTAGTAAGCTGTTTGCTTATAAAGTCCAAGAGTGGGCGCGTACCTGTTTCCTTTTGGATGTCGGCCTGTTGCTGTTCCTTGCCTCTATTTTGTTCTCTAAGCAATGCTCCTGGCTGCATTTGGAAGCCAAAGCAGACAATACGAATTAAGAAGTCATCATACTCATCTTTTAGAGCCGCTTCCTTGGTGTTGGTAATCTTACAACCATTGGGAACTACAATCCCCTTACGACGATCCTGCAGATTGCCCGAGAGCAAACTATGCCACCATTCCTGGAACTGAATAATCTGCTGAGCATTCCAACCACCATTATCACTTGGAGGTGCTTCAATAATGCTGTCAGGTGCGCTTCCATGAGTATAATATGACAACTTGTGCAGTTGACGATTTAGAGCAATGTTTATTGTAGGTATGAGCTGCTCTACTCTTGAATATCCATAGAACTTGTGCGTTCTTACATTCTGAGGTAGGTAGTAAAGCTCCCCGGGCATAAAGTTTGCAACAATAACACCTTTATCAACCTGCTGGTAAACTGGTCCCTCAGTTGGGCGACGACCGTCAAGTGCAACAACGGGCTTAATTGTAGCTCCATCCATCAGCTCTAATGAGAGGAGCTTTCCTCCCTTTGTCTTCTGAGGATAAACAGTCCAG